TGAACTAAGATATCTTTGGTCAGCTCCACTGGAATCACCTCCTGTATCTCTTCCCTGTCTCCTTGTCCCTTATTTCCGTAACCTCCACCCCGGATTTCCCTGCTGCCAGATTCAGTTCTTTAAAGATATTCCAGATGTGCCTTGGCATCCGGCTGGCTCTATGTACTGCTATTTCTGCAGTAGGGTCTTTGTATCCTTCTTTGTTCATCTGTGCTCCTTCCTGGCATATAGGACATATCTGCTGCCATTCTGGGATTATTTCTCCGCAACATATGCATCTATCTTCCATTTTCTCACCTTCTTTAATCTATCGTTTCAACTTCATAAGGCAGCCACATTTCAGGATTAAAGTTTAATGTATATTTATATTTCTCCACATCTCCTGAGGTTACATCCTCTACCACATAGGTCACATTATCACTCAGACCAATAAAATGTTTCTTGTATTCTCCTTTTTCGTCCTCTACAATCACTTCCAGCTGATTGTCTGCCGTATCTGCTGTAATGGACATCTTTCCGGTCATTTGGAAGAGAACATCTCCCTGTAAACAATTAATTACGGTAATCTGCCTGATGTCATTAAAATTATCCGCTTCCTGGGAAAGATTGTAGGATACTCTGTTTGCTTCTGTATCACATCCTGCTAATACTGTTGCTCCGATAACTGCTGCTATAAATACTTTTTTCTTCATGCTCTTTTTTCCTCCACTAAATTTCAGTTTTATTGACTTTTATCTCTCGACCATTTCCACATTCTGCCCTTTGGTCTTTCGTCAAAAACATACGTTATAACTGTTTCTAGTTCTGCATAGTGCGAAAATCTGTAATTGCTGCATAGGCTTCATCACGATTATAATTAAGTCTTTCAATTTCTCTCAAAAAATAATGTTGCCTATTGTTTAATATTAACGTTTCCATAAAATACACATTTTCCTTTTTCTCCCCGTAGCCGATAGGCCAGTTTATACAGTAGATTATCTTGGGTATATCTTTAAACAGCCTCTTTAAAAAAAAGGTTAATTTTAGTTCTCTTCTTCCCCTTCTCCTATTTCGTTTTTCTTGGTAAAATCCTATCGCAATCTATGCAATATCTTCTTTTGCCTTCCCAGTCCGCCATGTCCTCCGAACCACCATTTGGTTCCCCATCCCAGGTAAAGCAAAGTGTTCTATGTACTTTCTCAATTCCATAATATCCACTTTCTCCACCACAAAACGGGCATTTCTTTAACTCCTCCATATTTATTTCCTTTCTCGTTCCCCACGACTGCTCGCATGGAACTCTTGTCTAAATCTTGTCTAAACCTTGTTTAATTTTCCGACCAATCAAGTTTCTGTCCGCAACCTGAGCAATAGTTGATTTCATCATTGCTGCTATACCATCTTTCACAAGTAGGGCATTTTGCCATTTGATATCTTGTAAAGCCACTGTTAATAAATGCACCTTCATAATTCACTCTCTTCGGCAACTGCTTTTCCAGTGCTTTGATTGCAGTTTTTGCATGTTCAATACTTTTCTCTATCGGTTCATTATCATTTTTATGTCCGAAAGTTTTGTTATACTCAATCTTTTGTTCGCCTATATCAATTGTAATTTTTAATGCTTTGATTGCTTCTCTAACTTTCTTTTCATCCATCTTCCATTACCTTCTCTACACGGTACGGGCATCTTTTCCATACACAGCATACCTTTCGTGCATTTTTAATATATTTTTCATTTGTACATTGTCCTTCGCTACCGCTGTATTTGCACTTTCCGCAGTAGTCTTTGTGTGTTGGGAATAATATTATTTTCGCCATTTTGCCCACTTCTTTTTTTATTCATTTACAAATTCAACATTTTCTTTAATGGTCTTTGTTAAAAGATATGTTAGATATTTCTCTGCATCTGTTTCGGCCTTTTTATTCAAGCTTTCTATTGCATCTAATGTTTCATTTAAAAAGTCTTGTCTTAATTCATCATTGCATATTTCGCTCATATTTGTGCAACTCCTCTTCTATCTCCTTATTCGTAAGTTTCTCCAAATTCCCACCGCAGAAGAAAATCCCTCCTGCTGGTGTAATCTGGATACATTCCATAATGCTTTCTGTCTTCTTTCCGTTTACTGTACGTCTACGGATGTATTTCTGTTTTGTGATTAAATTAGATTTCTTCATGTGTCCTCCTAAGCAAATTTTAATTGATACGAATTTTCATTTATCTTTATGTTTGGCATACGCTCTCCCACCTTTAAATATGGGCAATTTTCTTCCACTAACGCTTTAGCCATTACCGGAACCACACTATTTCCTATCCTGGCTACCTGTTCTTTGATTGGGTATCTTTTTCCTTCTATGTCTTTGTCGATAATATAATCATTTGGAAAACCCTGCATAAGCTTCAACTCCTCAGGTTTTAGCATCCGGAGGAAAATATCCTTGATGATATATTTTTCTCCTGTAATATCTATAATCACATTCACGAGTCCAAACCTGTCTTTTGTTGTAATAGTTGCAAGTGGTTCTTTTAATTCCTGACCGCATCCAGAGCCATAATATTTAATAAGAAAAGCAGATACTAAGCCAAAATGTCCTGGTGATGTAGTGATGGTATGCAACGGCTCATCACACCCCTGCCCGATTCCGGTCTTGTAATATTTTGTAATAAACGCTGTTACTAAACCATATCTGTTGCTTGTATCTATAGTTTTGATTGGCTCCGAAAGCAACTGCCCTCTGGACTCTCCAGCCTTCTGCTCACCGTGGTACTGTATTAAGAAAGCCAAGGCTTCTTTGTTTTTCACTGTGTAAGGCTCTGGATTTTCAACAATATATTTTCTTATCCCATTTGCAATTCTTTTCTGTGTAGCTTCTGCGAGAGGCTTTTTCCTATCGAAAATGGATTTTCCAAGGTCTGACCAGTCAATAAGCTCTCCACACTGCTTCCATTTTGGTTCCGAATTTTTAAAATGTGTCTATTCTGGCCAGATAATATCCTTTCCATCTCTACGGAAAATCGCATACCATCGTTTTCTTGTCGTAGGCGCTCCATAATCTGCTGCCACCAGTTCCCGGCTATCAAACATATAGCCAAGGCTCTTCATCGCTGTAATAAACTTTAAATAATCCTCTCCTTGTCGTTCCTTAATCGGATGCCCTTTTTCGTTTAAAGGACCCCACTGTTGTATTTCTTCCACATTTTCCATAATTATTACCTCTGGAAGAATTTGCTTTGCATGTTTATATACTGCCCACGGAAGGATACGAAGCCCTCTC